GGGTAGGGATCGTCGGGCCCGATCTCGACCGGCGTCGCGAACTCGACGCCGAGCGCCTCGGCCTTCTCCTCCTCGGTCGCCGGCTTGTACGGCGCGTTGGTCACCGTCGTGCCGTCCGGGTTGGCGGTGTCGCCGGGGTTCTGGACCCAGCCGGGATCGTCGGGGGTAACCGGCGGCCAGATAATCTGATCTTCGTCTGCCATCATGTCAGATCCCATGAGCTTTCTTGGCTGGTGCGGTAGGCCGGGCCACGGTAGGGCCGCGGGCCGGCGGCGTTCGGGTAGGGCTCAAAGTTCTCGATCTTGCCGCGGACGCCGGCCTCATAGCTCTTGCCGATGTCCTGGGCCATCGTCAGCCCGAGCGCCGCGGCCTTCTCGTTCTGGGTGTTCCAGGCCTGGCCGCGGGAGGCGGCCGTCGACGTGGCGGTGCCGGTCTCACCGTTGTTGTCGGCCGCGGCACCCTGGTAGGGGGCGCCCGGAATGTAGGTGACGACCTTGGCCGGGGCGTCGGTCTTGACCAGCATCGCCGGGGTGATCGGCACCGAGGGGTAGCGGCGCCAGTTTTTCGGCACGATGTCCTGGATCGAGGCACTGCGCGGATCCTGGACCCGGGTGACGGTGTAAGCGGTCATGGCGTTGCGACCTTCTGATAAACGTCGGGCGGAACCGGCGGCATGTACTCGGCCGGCACGGCCGGGGTGTTCGGGCTCTTGCCCTCCTCGGGCGGGATCGGCGGATCGACGTGCTCGGCGAAGGTGAAGGTCATGATATTCGACCAATCCGGGCCGTTGGCGACCCACACCTGCGCCGACATGGTGGTGTCGTCATAGGTGGCAGTCGACGGATCGACCTGGGCATGGAGCTCGGTCGGGCTGACCAGGTCGGTGGGCGTCGACGTGCCCTCGTCGCCGACCGGCGGGTCGGGCAGCGGCACGCCGCCCCACAGCACCTCGCTGGTCTCATCGAAGTTGGTGCCGGTGACCACCAGGGTGAACGGCGGATCGGTGAACCACGCCGTCGCCGGGTTGATCGAGGTGACTGTCGGAACGGCCATCATCGCCTCCTACGTCTTAGGATCCGCATCCATCTGAGCCGCCTCAGCGCCTCCGCCCTCTTCCGGTTTGTAGTAGCCGTGGATCCGGTAAAATTCCTCTTTCGGATCCGGCGGGTTGTCCTTCGGATAAGGGTCGCGGGGGCCGATGGTCTTACCGAGATCGCCAGCAGCCGTGTTCTCGACCTTGAAGCGAAAGTCTTTGCCCGGCAGGTGTTCGCCCTCCTTGAGTGGCTCGCGATCGGGCTGATTGGCTTCGGCCGCGGCCTGGCGATCGGCGGCACCCGTCGAGGCACCCTGGTTGATCTGCTCGGCGGTGGCGTCGGCGGTGGTCTTCAGATCGTCCTCGACCAGGTCGCCAGGCGTGGCGTTCGGCTCGGCGGTTTTATAGCCTTCCTCATGCACGTCACCGCCGGGATCGTAGGGCTGGGCCGCCGAACCAGAATTGTCGTCGGTAGGGGCTGCGGCGCCAGTACCTTCCGTCTGCGCGGTTTCGCCGGTTTCGGGAATTGGTGCAGTTTGGCTGTCGGTTGTTGCGCTGGTGACCTCGATCGTTGCGCTCTGGATGCCGCCCTTCTCGGCATAGACCTGGTTGGCGCTCTCGACCTGGGCGGTGATCTCGGTGCCGTCGAAATCGGCAGCGGTCTCGAACGGCGTGCTCGCCCCGTCGACATAAAGGGTGGTGGTGGTCTTGGTGAAACCGGAGCCCGAGACGGTCAACACACCGTCCTTCAGCTCGGCTGATGTGACTTCTACGTCGGCCATCTCGGGCTCCTTTCAGTTAACGATCGCGGTCGCTCTGACCACCCTGGCCAGGCTTCTCATTGCCCTGGCCGCCCTGCTGCGAGCCGGAGCCGCCGCCGCGCTTGTCGTCGTCCTGCTGCGGCTTCTGCTGACCGCCCTGGCCACCCTGGCCGGGCTGATTGGGATTAGGCATGTCAGTCTCCTTCGGTTATCCCACCCATTCTCAAAACGATGGCGGCGCCCCGCCGTTGCTCGGGCGCAGCGGCGGGATATCGGGGTTGCTGCCCGGCGGTCGGCCATTGCCTCCACCGCCAGGCGGGCCCTTCTTCGGCGGTCCGCTCGGCGACGGCGGCATCGGTGCGCCACCTGGCGGAGCTCCCATCGGTGGCGCGGCGCCCGGCGGCATCATCGCCATCATGCCGATCTGGGCGGTGAGCTGCTCCTGGAACTGATCGATGAGCTCGACCACCCCGCGGCTGTAGCGCACCGGGTGCAAGAACATCTTGAGCAGCTCCAGGCTGAGCTGCAGCACCATCGGCGGCGGCAGGATCCCGGTCTGCAGCATCGCCATGGCGCCGGTCATCACCGCCGACACCGACTGCATGATCATCGACATCGACTGCTGCTCGACTTGCTCGTCCACGGCGACCGTGCTGTCGGCCTCGATGTCGATCGAGCAGGTGCGTTGGAAATCGGAGCGCAGGATGTCGAGCACCTCGGGCGTGACCGCCTCGCCGGTCATCGCTTCGAGCGTCTCGGGGGAGAAATTCTGGCCGATGATCTCGGCTTTGAGGCGGAGCAGATCGCGGACGAAATTGTCCGACTGCTGCTTGGCGTCATCGAGCCGGTTGACGCCCATCGTGCCCTTGATGCGCTGCGCCGTGGCCGTCTCGGAAGCCTTGGTGGCGCCGCGCATGATGTCGGAGATCCCCATGATCTCGTAGATCGCCTGCTTCTGCTGCTCGCGCGCCAGGTAAAGCTTGTCGAGGGCGGTGATCCACTCCTGGATCGGGACGATCCAGATGTGGTTCTGGAGGCCTCCGGTGAGCATGTCGACGCCTTCGACGGGGAGCATTTTCCCATTGTCGGCGCGCAGGATCCCGGCGATCTCCTTCGAGGCGGAATTGTAGCCGCCGCGGACCTTGATCATCGCGGTCAGATCGGAGATCCGCTGCGAGGTCTCATCGAGGTCGGCCGCCAGCTTCGAATAGAGATCGTAGAACGGCCTGGGGATGCGCGTGTCGCTCGTGCGCACCGCCAGCATCGGGATCGGGATGCAGAAGAAGCCTTGGAGCTGCAGGCTGTCGGGATCGACGCGCAGCACGATGCCGGAAACCTCGCGAATGAACCAGATGATCTCGCGCGTCCTGCGCGACCAGATCTCCCAGACCATCGCCTTCTTGATGTGATCGCCGAGCTTGTCGGCCGACTTCATCGGCGAGCCGCCGCCGACCGGTGATTTGCCGGCGCTCTCCTCGGTCCATTTGATGATCTCGGAAAGCTTGCCGCGGCCCTTCAGATCCTCGTATTGCGGCGAGCCGCCGAACTCGGCATCGAGCTGCTTTTCGGTGAACAGATGGCGGAAGGCGATCCACTCGGTGTCGGCCGCCTGGCGCACCGGATCGACCAGCAGATCCTCCCAAAACACATACTCGTCGCCGACCTGTTCCCAGACCTTGACGTCCTCCATCGGCGGGCCGCCATTGTCGCCCATCTGCGGCGGCGGCGGGAGCTCGGTGACGCCGTCGCCGGCCATCACCGGCCGCTTCTCCATCTGCGGCTTCCAGCGCACCCTGCAGACGCCGCGGCCGGGCAAGAGCACATCCTTGATCGCCAGCTTGATGCTCTCGTTGGAGTGCTCGTCCTCGACGACGATTTCGAGCGCCTTTTCCATGATCGAAGCGGCGGTCTCGATCGCCTCCTGCGGTGGCCGGCCAGGTGCGGCCTGCGGCATCCCCGGCATCGGTGGCGGCGGCATGCCCGGCAGGCCGCCCGGCGGCGGCGCAAGGGGAGGAGGCCCCTCGTCGGTGATCGGGCCGGGCGGCACCGGGCCCACATCGCCGAGCGGCAGACCGGCGGGGGCACCTGGCGGGATCGGCGGCGGTGGCCCGCCTGGAACCGGGCCGACAGCACCAGCTCCAGGCGGGGGTGCCGGCGCACCAGGACCAGCTCCTGGCGGCGGCATCGGCGCTGATGCCAGGCCGGGAAGCCCCGGGGGCGGCGCCGCATCGGGAGGCACACCCGGCGCCCCGGGAGGTGGCAACGGTGCGCCGGGTGGCGGTGGCATGCCGGGCGGGAGTAGGCCCGGCGGTGGCACCATCGGCTGGGTGACCTTGGTGAAGCGTGAGCGGACCACCGGCTGCGGCGGCTTCGAATAGATCGCCGGCAGCATCACCTCAGTGTTGGCGAACAAGACGTTGAAATAGACCGGCCCGTCGCCGGGCTTCGACCTTTTGCCGACCGCGCCTTCGTTGCGGTAAATCTGGACGATGTCACGGGCCCGTGAGCGCCAATTGTGCTCGGCCCGCTCGGCGTCCTGCAGGCAGCCGATCCAGTAGGCGCTGTCGACGCCCTCGACGTCGCCGTAGTCGTCGGTGTCGGAGCCCGGCTGCTGACTGGCATGCTTGGTGTCGAGCCGGATGTCCTGCTGGTCGGGCTTGCCGCCCTCGGCCGAGGGGCCTTCCGGGACGATCGGGTTGTCGATCTCGGGGTCGCGGGCCATCAGCGGTAACCACCCTGGCTGTCACGCTGCACCTGGCGCCACAGCGCCGGATTGTTGAGGTCGACCGCCGGATTGACATCGAACGGCAGCTCGCCGCGGGCGCGCATCGAATTGTAGACGCCGGTCGTGTCATCGATCCATTGCTGGCTCATGCCGATCGGCGCCTGGCCGGTGAATTGCGGCGTGCCGGGCTGCTTCCAGTTGGTCTCATCGAGGCCGCCGAACGGCGCGGTCGGGGTCGGCGTCCAGTTCGCCGTTCCCATCTGCGATGGCGGCGGGCCCATGACCGGCGTGCCACCCGGCATCCGGGTACGGGTCGCCAGCTCGGGCTGGTAGCCACTGATCATCTGGGCGAGCTGGTCGCGCGGATCCATGGACTAATCCCCCAACTCGTGGTGACGGAACGCATTGGCAACCAGCAGGGGATTTCGGTCCTCCCTGGTTATCACAGAGGCCCTGTAGGGTCGAGACATGCAGGCATAGCGGAGCTCGTCGCAGGCGTGATCCTCCATGTCGCTGTCCATGTCCTCGGCGTTGTTCTCGTCGTGCTGCATCACCGGCAGCGTCCTGATCAGGTGGCGGCCGGTGGAGAACACGAACAGCATCGGGTCGCCGTCGGCGTCGCCCTTCAGCCGGTTGCGGACCTGGTCCCAGCCGCCCATCTTGCGGTCCTTGGTCACCCGGGTGTTGTCGGCGCGGCGGAAGACGACGCCGTGGCGGCCCATCGTCTCGCCGATCGACGGCCCGGCGACGACGTTGAAGGCCGAGGGATCCATGACCCCGTAATTGACCTCCTCGCGCACCCCCATGGTCGATGTTTCACGGGAAACAATGCCGGCGGCGACCTGCTCGGCGGTCAGCTTCAAGCCGACATCGGGCTGCAGATCGCCGCGGTTCGACAGCTTGATCCCGTACCATTCGCGGTAGCGGACGATGGCGTGGCGCGGCAGCCGCTTGCCGCCGACCCAAGTGTCGTCCTGGACCACCGCATACCAGCCGATCGAGAACGGCTTGGCGCTGCCCCAATCGGCGGCGCGGAACTTGGTCCAGTGCCAGGGAATGGTGAACGGCGAAATGACGTGCCGGGCGGTCGACCACTCCTCGAAGAAGGCGCCCTCGATGACGCTCCAATCGCCCTCCAGCCAGGCTTTGACGAGCTGCGCCGAGCCGACCGCCTTCAGCCGGTTGATGTAGTTCGGATCGGACTTGAGCAGCGCCGGATTGTCGGTGAGCAAGGCGGGGATGAACACCCGGGTCAGCCCGGTCTCGTCGTCGGTGATCACCCGGTAGGCGCCGTGATCGACAATCCATTGCTTGACCCACAAATGGCCGGGGCCGCCGGGGTTGCAGGTGCAGCGCATCTGGCAACGGATGCCCTCGCTCGATCGCAGCGAGGCCAAGAGCCGCATCACCGGGGTCGGGCTCGCGAACTGGGTGAGCTCCTCGACGTAAACCCTGGTCAGCGACCAGCCTTGGTAGTGCTCGGCGTCGCCGTCGTTCTCCAGGTAGGCGCAGTAGAGCCGGGCGCCGTTGGCGAATTTGAAGAACGCGCCCTTTTCCTGGTATTTCGCCGCATTGCCGTACATGCGCTCGCCGACCGCGATGGTGTCCTTCAGATCCTCGCGGGTTTTGCGGATCATCAGGCCGCGGGCGGCGTCGCCGTGCAGCTCGGCATGGATCCACCACTCGCCGAGCGCCGAGAAGGTTTTGCCGCCGCCTCTGGCGCCGCCATAGACGACGATGTCGCACGGGCACTTCAGGTAGGCCATTTGCGGGCCTTCCTGGGGGATGAACCGCTGCTCGACCCTGACCGGCCGACGCGCGGTCATTGCCGGGTAATCTCCTTCGGCGAAAACTGGCCTTTCCAGTCCTCGACGCTGAGCTCGATCTGCTTGGTCGGCTCCAGCGCCGGCTTGGCGATCAGGTGAACCTCCATCTGCTGGCGCTCGGTCGGGTAGAGGTCGAGCAGCTTGGCGATCTGATCCATGCAGCGCGCCGCGGCCATGTACTGATCGGCGCGCAGCGCGCCGTTGTAGGTGTCGATCAGGTTGAGCACGACCTGGTCCTTGTTGAGCGCCAGGCGGTGCATGCGATCGGCCCTGAGCACCGCCAGGCGGGCCTTCATCGGCTCCCAGGCAAGCCACCGCGACGAGATCGAGTGACTATTCGGCGTGACGCCGGCCAGGGTGAGAGCGTCCTTGATGGTGCGCCCGGCAACCAGCGCCTCGGCGAAGATATCGTGCTTCGGCAGCCACTTCCGCTTGCCGCCAGGTTTACCGGAGCGCGACGGGGCTTTGACAGGCCCTTTGGGGGATGCCATGCTACACCTCCGTTAATCCAGCCCCAAGGCGCAACCTCATTGGAATGATTGAGGTAATCGTCAGTATAAGGATCACGAAATGAAGCACCAAGACACCGTCGCCTTGTGGGCGACGAAGCTATCCGACGACCGCGTCGAGGCGTTGTTTCGCAAGCTGCAGATCTTCGCCCAGGATCACCCCGAGATCAGCCGGCACGAGCTGCGCTTTGCGGCGATGACGGTGGCGCTCAGCGACATGGTCGACGTGTTCGCCTTCTGCGTCGGTCCCGAGCACGACGAGCGCCAGATCGGCATCATTGTCGACGCCATGCGCGGCGGCGTGCCGATCGCCCGCGCCGGCTGGAACAAGCGGATCGGCGAGTTCCGCGAGTTCGAACGCCAGGCCAAGCCGGAATTTGAGATCCGCATGGTGTGCCCGCATTGCGGCGCCGAGCACGTCATGGCCGGCTCGATCGAGGAGGGCGGCCGGGGGCCCGAGGATGGCGATGTCACCATGTGCATCCGCTGCGGCGAGCTCGGCGCGTTCGACAAAGCGGCGCCCGGCGGCGCCCGCAAGCTGACCATCGAGGAGCTGGCGAACACCGCCACCGACGAGAGCATCACCGAGATGCGCCGTGCCTGGAAGAAGGCCAAGGCGCTGGAAGAGGCCGGCCCGAAAAACCCGAACAGCCCGTGGGGGTTCAACTGATGGTCAAGATCACCGACGAACAGGCCCGGCTGATCGCCACATTCGGCCAGCAATCGACGCTGATGCTCGGCGCCGCGGCGCGCGACATCGGCCAGGCCACCGGCATGCCCAACGAGGCCGATTATTTCAACGCCACGCTGATAACGCTGCTCGAAACAGTCGTGTTCATGAGCCTGATCGGCACCTACGACACCCACCCCGAGCGCCGCCAGGCG